AAATTTTAAATCCTGCAAACACTATGAAATTATTATAAACAGTATTTACTGAATTAAATGTAACATAATTAGTTGCTGCTAAATCTAATATAACTGCTAGTGAACCTACTGTACTAGCATTTGGTGTATATCCATAATCTGTACCTGCACCTAAATCAACACCATTTTTTTCAAAATATAAACCTCCAGCTGCAGATTGAGACATAGCCTGACCATAAAAAAAGTATTTTCCTGCACTTGGTGCTGTGTATCTTCCATTTGCAGTATTGTAATTACCTCCATCATTAAGAAATGTTTGATTAAGATTTAGTACTCCACTTGTATTACTAGGCATATCGTATGCTGAAAAAGCAGCACTAGAACCTGCAATAGTTCCCCAACTTGGGTTAGCACCAGAACCACCTGTAAGTAACGCTTGACCAGAAGTTCCAGCAGCTAGTCTTGCTAGACCAGAGCCATCTCTGTAAAGTATATCGCCTTGTGTTGTAATTGTTGTTCCAACATCTGTACCATTTGTTCCATTAGTACCTGCTTGAGCAAGAACGTTCCAGTAAGTTCCATTTGGTGGAGCATTACCTGTAGTATTGGCTATGCAGATATAAGAAGTCCCACTGTGAACCACTGCTTCATCAATAACATACGCAGTTCCACCTGAATATGTGCCTTTCCATACTATTTTAATTTTTCCTAAATCTATTGTTGCCATCTGTTCTCCTATAAAACCTTATAATATATTTCTAGCTTAAAATATTTTAAATTGTTGCTATCAAATTACCATTAGAAATACTAAATGTAAAGCCAGTTCCTGCAAATATTACATCCTCAAATGCAGCATACGTAGTATTGGTTATATTATCGGCCCCTCCGTTGGTTGTTGTTACTATTAAATTACCACTAGCATTAGTGTTAAATCCATAAACTTCGGGACTACTCAGTCCATTAGCTGTACCATTGTTTTGAAATGTTACTCCAGCTGGGATAATAAATGTATCACCATTATCTCCTAACGTAACATCAGTTCCTGATTGAGGTATTACTTTATTTACTTCTATCTGACTCATTATATTACTACCAATGTTCCTGTCACTGTTTGTGTTCCTGTTATTGTAACGGGACCAGCTAACACTCCTGAATCAATTGTTTGTGTATCAGATAATGTTGAAGCATGTGTTGTTACATAAGTTGTAGCTGTCATACTTGCAGACGGCGCACGTTTTGCAGGGTAAGTACAAAATACAGTTTTAGTTCCTGCTTGAAAATTCACAAGGTTGTCTGAATTTGAAGAGGAGATAATTGTGGTTCTGGAAAGTGTATCAGTACCTGCATCAGTTACTGTTCCAATACCAACTTCAAAATCAGCTGTTCCGTCATGTGAAATACAATAGAACGTACTATTTGTATTACCTATACCAGCAACGAAAGTTTCAAAACCTGTTTCAGCAGAAGCTGATAAGTTTATTGTTCCCGTACCAGTAGATGTACTAGTCTGTTTAACTCTGTCATTTAATACAAAAGCCATTTATTTAATCCTTACTATTACGCGTTGCCTAATCTGATAATAGCATTTGATGTATCAGGCGTAGGGAATTGTATTACAAAGTCACCATTAGTTGCCGTCTTATTTCCACCAAAATCTAAAACCAGTACAAGCTGATTACCGCCACCAGTTGATTTATATATTGCAGCGCCTGCAGCAGTTAATGTAACAGATGAAAAAGTTAAATCTGCAAAATCAATGTAAGCAATGTTTGAAGCTATTGCTACACCGTTATTTGTTAGATTGTTTCCAGCTGTTGTATAATTAGTTCCTGAAGAACTAACTTCATTTCCTGTTTGGTATACAGTTGAACCTGTACTGTATCCGGCTATGCTAGTATATAAAGCACACTTGAACGTGTTACCTCCGTTACCAGAAGTATCAAAATTAAAAACACCTTTTAAAAGGTTTGTTTTAAACGCATCAGGTACTATGTTTGCCATTTTTTATCTCCTTATTATGGTGATGGTGATTTTATACTATTACGAATAACACCATCTTGGTATTCGTCTCTGCGTCTTCGACCTTCTTGTTCGATCGAGTACGATGCTAAAGATCTCTTATAACTCGCTTCGTAGTATTGTAACATATCTATTGGACCTTTCAAGTATCCATATGCTTCTACAAGAGCAGCATATAAAAGCAAGTCTTGATATTTATTTGACATGTAAGTTCCAGAACCGCTTTTTGTAGCATCTGTTAGGCTTACTGGTTGTTTCATATAAGCTAAAGTTATTTCATACGTAGCATCAGGTGTAGGTGCAACTACCCAAAAATTAGCATCCCAATTAGCGTAGTATTTTGGAAGGCCATTTGCTGTGCTAGGTGTATCATAAAAAGTTGCCATATAGGATGTATCTTTTTTTTCTAAAAATGTTTGAGTATTTGGAGTTACTGTTGTGTTTTTTAATTGCACATATCTAATACTTCTTAAATCAGATGGAATCGTTACGTATCTATTTCCAACAGCTAAGTTAGATGTAGCGTAATGTCTGTTATCATCTGAGTCTACTTCTCTATAAATTCTATTTTCTGCATTTTTAACAAATGTATTAACAACTCCAGTTGTTAATACACCACTATCAACTTCTGTGTAATTTCTAATATCGTCTGTTATGTTTGCTAAAGTATATGCCATTATGATTCTAAAGTTACAGGTCCTGCTGTAACTGTCATTCCTCCACTTTCTTCTGTTATATTAGGAGTTGATCCTAATGTAAATGTATACTTGTCTGTAGTTGTAACTGTTATTGAAAAACCAACGCTAGCAGTATATGCAGTAGAAGCTACTCCACCAGGAGAACCCTCTACATTTCTAAATCTTACTGTGTCATTACTAGATCTACCATGGTTTAAATCTGTAACAGTTATTGTTGTAGATCCACTAGTTATTGCAAAAGGATTAGGTCCCAGTAATCTTGCAACAGCTGGTTCTATTCTTGCAGGTCTTGAGTTTCTTAGACCCTGTGGTTCTGCCATAAATCTTTTAGGTTCAAGTTGTGGATGCTTAGACTCATACTCTGAAGTATGTACTCTTGATCCATTCCACTCTATCATCATTTCAGTATATGGAAATTCTAATCCAGATCTGTCAGAAATAAATTTTGCGTGTTTACCAACAGCCATTAACTAATCTCCGTAAAATATGACTTAGGTGTAATAAATGTACTTGATGAAGAACCATCTTCAGCTAATGCTCTTTGTAATTCATCTTCGTAAAGTAATTTAAACTGTTCAGTTCTTTGTGGTGCATATTTTTGTGATAGAAAAAAAGTTAAACCTGATACCATACACGGTACAAATCTATAGGGTACATCTGTTGAATTAGTAAAAGCACCTGCATCTTGAATTCTTTTTACAAAATAAAAATTTAAAAATTTTCCATTCTCACTAGATCCTGGTGTTAGATATAAAGTTATAGTAACTTTATCTATAAATCTTTGAACAAAATATTGTGATGGTTGACCTGTAGATAATTTATTTGATAATGCTTGATAAGCTGATCTTGCAACTTTAGTTAATGGTACATCAACATTACTAGCATTTCTAAAACTAGCTTCTAAAATATCATCAGCACCTGTTGCAAAATTTGTAACAGCATCTCCACTTGCATGGGCCGCTGCAGTTGTTCCATCTACTGCTCTTGTAGCACCTGTTAAGTTTAAACTACTAATTCCTGTGTAAGAAATAACTTCGTTATTAATTTTTATTTTACCTGAATTAGGCATATTGGCTACAGCAGCAACAGGTATAGTTGTTACATTGTTTGCAATTGCTCCTGTTAAAGTTGTAGTTACACCGTTTGAACTACCTTCTTGTGATGATCTAAATAATGTATATTCGTTTTGTCCGTTTGCTAAAGTAATAGAACTGTTTTCTACTTCCCAATAATGCAAACCACGATTAGCCCATTCTTGAAACATTATATTTAATGTTCTTCTTGAAGCTTTTAATTGATATCCAGTTACATTCTGGATTCCCATTCTTTCAAAAGACTCTTCTATAATTTCGTCAATAGAAAATCCTTGTTCAAAAACATTTGTGCCAGAGGTTGTGTTAGCCATTTAGCCTCCTACTTATCTATAATAACAGTTACAGTAGCGTTAGAGATTGCTTGAACTGACATTCCACCTTCAAATACAATTCCATCTTCTGCTAAGTTATAAGAGAAAACATCACCTGCTGGTACGTCAACTTGAAATTGATCTACTGCATTTCCATCTCTTAATGTAACTGAACCTGCAGAACCAGTTGATGCTAAGATAATTCCTCTTAATCTTGTTCTTCCTCCGAATACTGAACCTGTTCCTGTTTTTCTAACTGCTTTTACGTCTGACTTCATTAGCCTGTATATCCTATTGTTACGGAGTCTGTAGTAGTTAAATCTAAATAGACTCCTGTTTTAAATCTTATACCAGAACCGGGGACAAATACATCTAAACCTTCAGAACTAAATTTAGCTTGAAATTCTAAAGATCCTGTACCATCT